CCTTAACTGTGCTAACTTGTAGCCAGAAATTAAAGTATTTGAAGAACCTAAGAATTCTGTTTCAAACTCTTGCTGGAACTGACGTAAAGAAGTGTTACGAATTGTTTCTTCTTTCCATGCCTCAGTTCTACCAGGTACCATTGACCAGTGAATCTCAAATGGTTTGTAACCGTTCTTCTTACCGATAGCATCCATCCACAACTTGTAGAATAGATTCATACCGTTAGGTGTCGAAACTATAATAATCTTAGATGTTTTACCAGAAGAGATTACAGGATAAACTGAGTTAAAGAATTCTTCAGCAATATTATTAGGAACGAAAGCGAATTCGTCTAAGAATACAATGTTAAATGATCCGCCTCGAATTGCAGAACTTGATGTTGAAGCGGCAATAATCTTAGAACCATTTTCGAGTTCTACATTACCCTTGTTCCATGTAACGACACCTTGCTGTAGCCACATAGGTAAATTTTCATATGCAAGTTGATACTTAGCTAAGATGTCTCGTGCAAGAGAACCTTTGTTAGCTAGAACTGCAACTGATTGAGAGTCGGTAAAAATTGTAGACCAGAGAAGATATGCAACTGAAGTTGTTGTTTTACCAACCTGACGAGGACATTTTGTAATTGAAAAACGATTTTCGTGATAGACTTTAATCATTTCTTTTTGAAAGTCCCACATCTTAAACGGTATCAAACCTTCATCAACGTTAACAATTTTAATATAATTCATTGCAAAGTATACTGGGTCTGTAGCACACTTTGCATATTCTTCTGCTTGTTCTTGTGTATATGGGTGTTCAACGCCTACTTTTTTAAGTAACGGATTGTCACGATAGGAATCTTTACTTGATGTTACCATTACACTTTACCTTTTAGCAACTTATTAAAGTCTGCTGTTGTACCTACAAAAACTGCTTTGTCAATAGTTGTTTGAGCCGCTTCTGATTTTGTACCGCTAATTTCTCTCATCTGTTTTTGTATACTTAGAAGTTCTTTGTTTGCTTCTGTCATATTTTTTAATAACGTACCGTATACTTCAAACGCTCTTGGGTGTTGACTGTTCTTTGCAATGTTTAGAATCTCTTCCATTGCATCTTTACCTTGGTCTATGATATGTTGCAGATTATCTTTAGACTGCTGATAGGCATCTTCTAAATCGTGTTTGAGTTCTTCATTTGCAACAGGCACTTGTGGTTTTTCAACCTTAGCAACTTCTGTTGACTTAGGTTCAATATCAAATATTTCAGTCATATTTTTATCAAGTTTGTCCATTTTTAAGTCTGAATTTCAGTTATTATAGTATTATATGTATAATTTGAGTTTGCTGTTGCAGTATTTGGTGATGGTGTTGTTACTGTATTTGCATACAGATGTGGGGTTAAGACAAACGAACTAAAATTATGTTTAGCGTTTGTAACAGCACCGATTAGAGGTTGATTTGAAATAAAGTTACCTGCGACATCTGTTGCATGTAAAATATGTGTTGTATTTGACCATTGTTTAACTGTAGCAGTAGCCGTTGCAGTATTTAACGAATACCCCTGATATACTTTTTCACCGACTTGATAGTTGCCAAGACCCGAAGAAGACATCGTAAACTGTACATCTTCACCAGAAGTCGGATTGCTGTAAATGTTTGTGATTGATGTCGTAATAACATTTGAAGACGTTGTACCACCATAGATAAAACCTTTTACTGTAAAATTAAGAGTCCAAATAATCATTCTAGGGTCTGCATCTCTGTTGCCCTCATAGATTATTTCTTGGTCTGTTGAGTTTAGAATAATCGGTATCTCTTTTGTGATACCCATTTCAGGTATTAAATTTAACTTAATTGTATAATCTGGTGTGAAATAAGGTAAAATATGCTCAATCATTTGAGTACCATCTTCAATATTTCTTACATATATGTTTAATGAAAAATCGAAATCGTATGGTACTGGATTATACTGAGTTGCTAAAGAAGAACCGTTTTGAGAAAAGTTCTTAATGTTTGTATTTTGTTTTCTGCTTGCATCATATTTGAATCCTGTCATTTCAAATGACATTCTTGGTAAAGTTAATTGAACTTTTTTATCAAGATTAGGATCGCCTTCTAGACGTTGAACGTATAGTTCTTTCTGTGCATAAGCAATCGGCACAAGAAATCTTTGAGCCTCTGATTCGTCCGGATTGTATCTAACAAGCGTAATGTTATTAAACAAGTTGCCAAACCCGACAACAAGTTTTCTGATTACTCTATTATAAAATATATTTGCCATTAGATACTACCAAAAGGATTTGATTCTGAGAAATCTATGATTGTATTTGCGTTGCTTAAAATCAACTCATTATCATACACTTCTGTTTCTGTATTGTTTTGCATGTCATCGTATGTTGTAATGCTGTATGCCGCATTACTTGTTTGACCTATTACATTAGAACCAGGTGCAAATTCACCAAAGATATTACTTACTGTTAGTATATTAGCAGTTGGCATCCATTCTTGTACTGTACCATATGCAAAAGCGTTTAGCAATGTATTGTCGTGCGATTGGAAAGCAATCTCTTGATGCTGATATGTTCCATTACCAGTACTAATATTGACATCAAGGTCAATCGTATAACCTGATTGTGCAACAATATCGTCCACACCAGTTGTTCCTGTTTGTAAAACTTCTTGTGAGTATTTGAATTTCTCCATTTCTAATTCATAGAAATAGGGGTACTTTCTACCCAACATAAAGAAGTCTTTTGTTTGATTGACAAATTTGATTTCATAGAGTTCACCGGTACCGTTTAAAAATGGTATATAAACCAAGTCGCCTTCACGAGGTCTGTTGTATGTATTTTGTGGTACTCTTTCGTTGAATGAACGTCTTGAAACCAAAACTGTCACATTGTTTTTAATTTCTAAACCAAATTTAGAAAAGAATTCTCTTTCACCACCATATTCTGTTGAGTTTTGTAAATACATCTCAACTGTAAATGCTGATGTAAATTGTTTTACTGGGTCTTCACCGTAAAGTAAATCTCTTGCTTGGTCATTATTGTTGGGTAAATACTGAGCATCAAAGCCCATTGTCTTAATTGACTCAACGATTAAATCTTCAATAACTCTTTGTTCACCAATCGAACCGTAGTTATTGAAGTAATGATTAGTTGCCATGTTAATTCATAAACCATTCTAACGGTGCGCCATATTCATTTTGCATTTGTTCTTGTAGATACTTAATTTCATTATCAGCATCTTCTTGAATTTTTTGTCCGTCTAGTTTGACACCGCCAGGTAATTGAAGACCTGAGAACTTAGCAAGATTATTACCCCATTGTTTTTTAATTAATGCCGTTGCATATAGTTTTAACCAACGGTCGTCCCAAACTTTATTATATTGGTCAGGATTAATAATTGCATACGCTTCTGCAACAATAACTTCACCTGCAGGTGCCTCACTATTACCCCATGCTTGGTCAATATAAAGACGTTGCATGTGTCTGTTAAAACGAATAGGTATCTCACCAGTGAACATAAGTTCTAATGAACGAAGGTGCTGTTGTGTTAATGTGAAGTTAACGTATGAAGCCGATGTAAAGTCATACAGCTCATTTAAACGTAATTGGTATCTTAAATCAAACATATTAACGTTTGCTTGGGAATCTGTATATGGAAAGATTCTTGAAACACCAATGATTTGAACTGAATTGTTATTTGAATCTACAGCATTTGAACAATCTAGATATTGATTTTGAATATCAGTCGCATCTATTTTTTTAATCCAATAACATTTTTGAATACCATCATAGTGATAATCTTGCCAATATTGAAGAGCATCGTCAATACGGTCTTGTATTTGGTCTTGGTCAACGTTAATTTCAATTACAGGTGCACCAAGCCTACGTAAACAATAGTTAGTAAAATCGGTTCTGTTTTGCACTTGCATTTAGTTAATCTCCTTGCAAGTTGATGGTTGAACAGACATGTAGAAGGTAGTATTTTCTGATACTACCGGTAGTACTGGAAGTTGTGCGGCTGTTTGCATTACGCTTGAGCTTCAGTCCATGAATAACGAGCAGAAACAACTGATGTATTTGTTGAGACGTTGTTAGCAACGAGTGTAATAACGTCAGGACCGTCTGGGTATATACCTATACCAGTATTTGCAGTTCCACCAGATTGAATACTTGTACCAAGAGATAACAATTGTGTCAAGTCTTGTTGTGTTGTTGCAAATGTTCCAAGTGGGTTATTCAAATAGAATCCAAAAACTGTTTCACCACCAGATATTGATGTGTTCTGAGCATGGAAAACATATTGAGATAAACTAGAACCACCAACGTTTTGCCATTGTGCTGTTGTGTTTGAAACAGAACCATTCAATACTAGAGTCATCAAACAAGCACCGTTAGAGTATGCATCCATCTCAAATGGTAACTGTTGCATACGATTAACGATTTCACGAATACCGAGAGCAGAAGCTGGGATACCGTTTGATGCAGAAGGTGCAACACGGAAACTCCACAGACATTGTGTATTAGCGGCACCACCAGCTGGATAAACAACTAGAGGAGTTGACATACCCTTTGAGAAAATGAACGCTTTATCTGGTGTAAAACCACCGTCCATAATTGCAGAAGTACCCCAATGGTTAATCTCAGGTCCAAATAAAGGAGCATGTAGTTCTACAGCAGTCGGTACAGATGCGCCTTGATTGTTACCAGTATAAGTTAATGCATTAGCACCAGTTGCAGTCAATACTTGAATTGTTTGAGCAATATTTGCTAATGGTGGTATGATAACTGCTGAGTTACCAGAAGCTGTTGGTGCTTGGTTTAATACAAGATATGTATTTGCTACAACGTTTTGAATGAAAGTTTGTGGCGCAATGTTAGGACCAAACACGTACATACCATTTGACAAACCGTATGTGCTATTACTTGCAGGTATCGTAACGATGTTGTTACCTGCAACTGTTGTAACATATAAAGTGTTACCTGTATTACCCGTTTGATAAGCGGCACCACGTTGTGCACCAGTTAACTGTGAAGAACCATTTGAGAGTGTTGTGATACCAGTATAAGCAAAATATTCTGTATTAGAAGTATTTCTTATTACTGCAACACCGGTATTTGGCCATCCGGTTGCATTAGATATTGTAATTGTTGTATCTGTAGGTGCAACGTTTGCACTTAATGTTGCTGTCTTTGAGAATGAATTAGTCTCATAACGACCAGGTAAGTTACCTGAACGCATGTAAGCAAGATAGTTAACGTTATTGTTAATTATTTTATGTGCATAGATTACGTTACCGTCAGGACCACGAACACCCCAACGTTGGAAACCAGCACCGTACCATGAATAGTCGATGTAGAACATCTGGTCTTTTGTCAAGTCAATCTTATAGCCTGAAGGACCTGTGCCGTCTAATCTATCAATATTGAACTGTGATGTTGGCGTCTTGATATCAATTACTTTACTGAGTACTGCGTTAGTAACGTTTTGTGTACCACGTAAGTTTGGCACAATCGTTATAACAGAATCAGTTAGAATATTGTGAACACGATAAGGCATACCTTTAATAACAATAAAGTCATTAGGTACTAATTGTTTCGTGAATACTGTATTTGAACCGTTCAATGTATTTGAACCAATGTTAATACTTGCACTACCAGATAATTGATATACTGAATTTCTTCTTACAGCATACAATTGTTGACCGTCATATTCAAAGAACATACCGTTCTGG